GAAATATTAAAACCTCTACGAGCTGCCATCTTGCAAGTCCTCAACAAGTGAAATCATCGACTCGGTTTTTTCCTGCAGCGCCGCCATTGCGCCCGTAGCCCTAGCGGAGCGTTCAAGTTCTCTTTCCAGCTCCAGCGTTGGCCGTATTGCCTCGACCAGCTGTTCGTTTTCGCGCTTTAGCCGCTTAATGTTTTTCGAGAATTTTGTACCCGTGGTTATACGCGCTTCGCGTGCCCGGGTAGAGTAACCGCCCTCGACGAGCAAATTCGATGCTTTAACCTGTTTCAGCATGTCGGTCGACGGCTTGATCGAGCCGTACCAGTCAACCGTTACCCACGCACCAAACACGTCGAATTGCTTAGGATCCCGCCACGCTTCCAGAAATCCCGGCGCGCGTATCTTGCGCTGCAGTGTTTCGCTGATCAGCCACTCGACGTAAATCGGCGAACAAAACGTTTCGCCAAAATCGCCCCAGATCTTGTTTAAGTAAATCTTAAACTCGTTTATGGCGGCTTGGCTGGCGGAATAGTTGTTCGAGAACGCCAGCGTCAAAATTTCTGGCGGGATCTCGTTCGCCCACGCGATAGCCTGGACGATCGACTCCTCGAATTTTCCGAAATCTATGTCCGTCCCTTGGCTGTGAAATCCGACCGGCTCCTCGCCGTGCTGCAGTTCTTCCATGACCACGCCCGGGATTGAGTTCGCGAGGTTAAACTCCCGCGGCCCTTCGTCCTCGTCGTGTACCACGGCCGTGTCGCGGCGTACTGCGCCGTTAGACATGGGCAGCGTGCCTGGCTTGGCCTCGGTTTTCTTAATGTACATGGCCAGAATTGAGTTAACCACAGCTTTACGCTGCGCGCTGTCCCGGTAGCGGTCAATTTCTTTCAGGGACTGCAGCACCAGCGACAGCAAAGGCTGCCCCCGGATATCGTCGAGGCGCTTGTCGGTGCCGTACACCAGCCACGACAGCCGGCGCCCTGTGCGCGAGCCATAGGCCGGTAGGCGCTTTGTCGTGCCGTCGATCTGGACGACCCAATGCGCGACCACGCGCCCGCTGGCGTCCTGCTCGACGCCGTAGGTAATTGTATTTCCCGCGCTTAAGCCCTGATTACCGCCAAGTGGGGTGCGTACCTTTTCGCCGCCGATCAGCTGTATGGTCGGCATGCCTGTGCGTTGGGACGTCCGCAGAACGACCAGGACGTCGCCCGCGATAAGCGCCTCGGCCCTTGCCGCGCGTTGTATCGCGCCGAACGTCAGGCGGCCCGTGTGGTGGCATGCTTCCGGCTGTTTGCCCCAAATGTTGTACCGGTTTTCGACGGTCTCGGTCCAGTCGTTTAGACTTTCTTCCGGTACGCCGATGATCTCCTCGTCGGGCGCGGCTTCCGGCGTTAAGCCCGTGTTTATCTCGTTGGTTACAAGCCGACGGATTAGGCCCCGCGCGTATAGATTTTCATTGAAAAGCTGCGTCGATCGAGCGCGCAGGGTCCAATAGTCCACGGCCTGCAGTTCGGTCGCGCCAAACCCGCCGAGGAACTTGTCGCCATCCATCCAGGTATTAACGACAGGCGCCGGCGACACGTTCGTCATGTACGAGTAGGGTTTCAGGTCGTGAACGCTGCTCTGCTGCGTCATATCGCCCGCGCTGGCGGCCGGCCGCGTTGCGTGCCAGGCCAGATTTACAGCGCGCTGGAGTATGCTCTGTTTCTTCACCATGCCGGCCTCACATTAATAACGGCGCCGCCCAAACCGAGCCGAGCCTCAAGCGTCACCAAACGATTCATAAGGCTGTCTACTTCGGCTCGGATCGAGGACAGGTCGGCGCGCGTTACGGTCTGCCGAGTCTGCCCCGTGTCAATCGTGTACGACTGGACACTGCCCCGCGAGAGTTGCGACTCCGCTTCCTCCCACGCGATGATCAGCTCTTTTGTTTTAGTGATCCGATCAAGCCAAAATTGGCGGCTGGACATAGGCGTCGCTCTAAGTAGCGTAAAAAATTAAAAACATGGCCTGCAGGTTAATCGCGCGGCATTGTAAAGTAAAGTTGTTCCCTTTCGACATAATCCCAAAACACGGTCCAGTCAATACTCGGGAGTTCAAAATGCTGAATACATATCGAGTACGCCAGTATTTCGACCGCCGCGTGCCCGTACCCCAGCAGGTCCCATAATTCTTGTCGAGCGTTGCCGGGCCTGTACCAGAAATAAGTTACGTTACCCTTTCCGTCGTCTTTCTCCCGCCGGGTTTCGATTGTCAATTCTTTGAGCGCGGCGTCGCTTATGTCCACGGGTGCGTTAAAATGATAGGGGCTCTGCTCGCCGGACTCCTCGGTCCAGTCCCGGCGCAGGACGGTGGCCAAGCGGTCTTTGTAGTGGTCTACGAGGATCCGGTAACCGATGGTCCCGGACTGCGTTGTAAACTCGGCGAACTCCTGGATCCTTTGGTTTTTGGCGGGCCTGTCCCGGCCGAGGATTGGGAACACGCCCGAGGCGTAGTCGGAGCAAAACGTGGTAATCGTATCGTTTGCGTAGCCCGCATCGACCAGGGTTAAAATTATTCGGTACTGCTTGCCGTCGTCGGCCGTGTAAATCGTTTCTTCAATCAGCTTGCGCAGCCGGCCCCAAACCGGCGAGCTGATTTCGCTGCAGTCTTTATCGTCAAACCGCCAATAGTCGATCAGGTAACAACGCAAATCGCGGGCCCAGCCCATAACCGTTACGGCGATGTTTGCTTTTTGAACGTCGACCTGGCACGTCAAAAACAGAATCGGAGATCCGGAGTATTGCGTCGCGTAGTGGTTCGGGATCTGGCCGAGTCGGTACACGGCGCGGCGGTGTCCGGACACGCTGGTAAATCTGACCTTCGAGCCCATGACCTCGAACGGCTCCGCCAGCACGTTGTTATAAAAAACCTGGTATTTGCCAATGTCGCGGACCTTACGCTCGACCGGGTCGTAACCTTTCAGGTAGGCCGAGACGCATTTGTACCAGGGCTGCATCCCGATCGGCGAGTACATGGCCGGCAAATGGTACGATCGGATCCCAGGCTCTGCAGGGCGGGCGGTCGGCAGCCAGTGCGCGCCGTGGTCAGGACTGAACAAACGTTCTTTGTCGTGCTCGTGGTGATCGTGCCCGCAGTTCTGGCAGGAGTACCGGACCGACTCCAGCAGCAGCGACCCCTCCTCGGTATCCCACTTAAACCCGCCAATGATGCCGGTCTTTTTGTCCACGGTTTCCCAGCGCAAGTTTTGAGCAAACCCGCAGGCCTTGCAGTGCACCATGTATTTGCGCTGATCGCCGCGCTGATATTGCGCCTCGATTTTGCTTGGCATTAGCAGCGGGGTCGAGCCGCGAAATATTTTTCTCCGATCCCAATACGCCGAACAACGGTCGTCCGATAGCGCGTCGGGGTCGCCGTCTTTGCCGACCACGTTCGGCCAGGCGTCCAGCTCGTCTTTGAGTAAAACCGCAATCGAGTACGAGCGCATTTTGTCCGCGCTACGGGCGCCAAACGGCACCAGGTACGCGCCTTTTGCAAACTGTATGTGATTGGCCGTCTTGCCAGTCTTGCGCGTGTTGCCCTCGTCGCTGCTGCGGATAATGTCCGCCATGCCGGACTGATTAAACATCGGAATTAAATTGTTTTCGATCCGTGCTTTCGCCAGCTCCCGGTCGGCGGTCATAAACATCATGGGCAGCGTGCCGATGTGGCCCGCAAAATACAGGATGCCGGATTCAAGCGCGGTGGTGTAGGTGATCTGAACGCCCTTTTTCAGATTGACTTCACGGACCGGGCTGTCGATGTCGAAACAATCGACGATTTCGCGCATAAACGGGTTGACGTCGTACCGCAGGTAACCGGGTATCGACGTCACACTTTCGGGCAGATAGCGGTGTTCCTCGTTGTAGGCTGACGGCGTTACGTGAACGACCTGGTCGGTCATGCCCTCAATTTCGGACAGGATCCAGTCGGCGCCGATATCTTGCAGGCTAGACATTTTTAAGCGTCCTCGCGATTTTGGCTTTCATCGGTCGCAGAAATGACGTTATCTGATCCGCGACAAATTTCTCTATGTCCTCCATGTCCCGGCCGGCGCCGGACATCGCCGCCGCGCGCCTGGCGATGGTTTTCGACCCGTCGGTCAACAGCTTGATGTGCGCGGACTCGATCGGGTCGAGTATGCCGTGCTTCACAAGCTGGCGGCCCACTAGCTCGCCTTTGGTCTCGGCGTTTTTTAACCGCTTTTCGTTTATGTCCTCGATCGCTTTGGTCGCTTTTAGCCAATCCAAAAACCGCAGATCCGTACCGAACTTTTCGATCAGCTCCCGCAGGGTCATGTCGGCAAACGCTTGTATGTCGTCCGGTACCGCATAGATCTGATCGTCCTGGTCGACCGCTTCCCGTTTCATGGTCTCGCGACGGGCGACCCATCCTCGCGGCTTTGGTTTCGTGGCCACGATTACGGGCTCCGGCGCTTGCTGCTCCAGCACGCCGGCCGCGTCGATTACCGCGAACAGCTTGTTCGCTCGTGGCGCCCCTATGCCAAGCGGCGTGCGCAGTGCGTTACCGGTTGGCTTCTTAATGCCGCGCAGCACTGCGACCGCCTCGTCGTACATCGGATCGATGCCGTCGAGCAACGTGTCCCGCGTCGCGCGTTTGCGGTGCTCCAGGTACGCCAGGACGTCGGCGTGGTCAGCGTCGATACGCTTCCCGATGCACGCGCGCTTGATCGCGCCGCTACAGGCGTGCGTGATACTGGACGGGGCGACCCCGGCGCGGCGTGCCAGCTCGGATCTACTGATTAGGTTTTTAGTCATGCGCGCAGTCTAGCGGAGCTGCTGCAGCTTGCAAAGCAATGTCTAAACTTCGAGTTTGTGCGAGGGGTGCGCGGTCGAATCAAAAC